AATAAGTAAATAGTTTTTTAAAATATTTTTTAAATTTTACAAATACTTTACAATTAAATATAAACAAAGTATTGACAAATTTTTAAAAATAATTTATATTGTTTTATATATAACTATAAAGGAGTAAATTATATGATAGAAGAAGAAAAAGTAAATATGGAAAAAGATATTACCCCTCTTGATAATATAGAGGAAAATAAAACTGAATATGAAATAGATATGTTAAAAGTAGTAAAGGATTATGATACTGAAAATAAGGTAAATACGTTATTTAATCTATTTAGAATTTTAGAAATAAATTTAAGTGAGGATTTAATGACAGATAATTTAAAGAGATATTTTAGTATAAAATAAGGAGAATAATATATGATTGTATTGTTTATTGATAATATATATATTTATGAGGAGGACATTAAATATATTAAAGAAAAAGTTAAGGAAAATCATAGTATATTTAAAATAAAATTTAAAATAAATATATCTACTATAAAATGCTCGGATTACTTATCCCTATATTTTTTAAATAATAAAATATTTACACTATCAAAAGTAAATAAAATAAATCAAGATCAAATAGACTACATATATAAAAATTGTTATATAGATAAATATACAATGAATAAAAAGGGTTGTCTTACTATAACTATAAAAAATAAATTATCAAAAGGAGAATTAAATTAAATGGACGAAAATGATAAAAAACTTATTACTAGCTTATTTAATGAATGGTTAGACTTACAAGAAGAAAGAAAAGAAATAAGTAAGGATATTTCTAATATACTTAAAAAAAATAAAGAGTATAAGGAATTAAAAAATAATATTAAAACATTAAATGAAACTTTAAAAGAGCTACGATTAACTCTAATAAAGGATTTAGATGATAATTTTAAAGAAGTTAATAACAATATTAAACATATAATATCAGATACAAGTGATAAACTCGAAGTTGATAATAGTGTTGTTAATAAGTTATTTAACTTTCAAAAAATTAAACTAGAAAAGGATAAAGACGAATTAAAAGAAATTGTAGAGTGTAATATCAATTTATTTGAAAATCTATAATCGTTCATAGATTACTCCGTTTTTTTAACTTTAGGGCTTGATTGATACGTTGTATTGGTTAAGCCCTTCTTATTTTACTAACAAAGCAGATAATAATGTTATTATACCTAATTCAGCTACTCCAATACCTAATGATATACTAAAAGCTAATTTCCAATTACTACTATATAACTTTATTTTACCTAACTCTATATCTGTTTTTTCAAACATATTTTTATAATATTCTTTTTCATCTTTTAATAATCCATATCTATTATCTTTAATAAGTAATTCTCTATTATGTATTTTTAATAAATTAGGTATATAAAAATTATTTAAATAATCTATTGTATTTTTACTATGAAAATAACTAAAATTACCCGCTAGTAAATTATCTAAATCAGATTCTAGCATAACAACTAATCTTTCCTTATTAGCTGTTAATGTTAATGTTTGACCTACTTCTATATAAGTTAAATCATCGTTATTTTTTAGGTTGTTTTCTATTGCGAAGTTGTTTAATGTAATTAATTTTATCAGTAATAGACATATTACTAATTTCTTCATATACTCCTCCATTTACATAATCATTATGGCTATTTATTCTAGTATTGTAATTATTGTTTAAATTTGTTTTATCTGTATTTACTTCATTTTCTTGAGTAGTTAATTCCTCGTTTCTTTTATCAAATAGTTTTTTAACATTAAATATTTCTTTTATACTTTTAAAAAACGATAAAGATAATAAACCTAATCCTGTTAATAACTTACTAACAAAAATAAATACTAATATTAAAACTATTACAATAACAATTCTAATAAACCATTTATTTTTTAATATTAGTAATACCCTTTCCTTCATTTTCGAGTTCCTTTATTTTTTCTTGTATAACTAATCCATTTAATTGTTCATCCAATAGTTTATTATTTGCTTTTTCTCTTATAGATTTAGAGGATAAAACTGATGCCTCGCTTAAGACAAATAAATTTTTTAGAACTATGCTATAACAAAATTCAGCTATACTCCAAGAAACTAACCACATTATAGATATATTATATATAGTATCATATATATTACTATTTAAAAATTTACTAAAAGATAATGCGAATAATAAACTTAATATACAAGATACTAGTATAGCAATTATTCTCATTATAATAGTTTTAATATTTAAACTTACTTTATCTAATATAGTATCATATATATAGTTTTTAATTGCTATATTAATAAATATACCTAAAATACTACAAATACCCGCTAGTGATAATATTATAATTAACTTCATTCCTATTTCGGAAGTTATAATATCTTTTAAAACATCTTCAAACATTTTACTACCCTCTTAAATATATATAAATTCATAACTCTTAACATCTTCCCAATCTATATAATAGTTATCATAACCATTATAATTCTTATATGTTTCTCCCATTTTTAAATAAACTTTTCCTAATGTATCCTCTATATATCCAATAGCATTTATAAAATGATCTGCATTTTTATATACTAGATTAGGCATTTTTATAATAGGACAAACATTGTTTTTTAAAAAATGAATTAACTTACTTTTATTTCTATTTGTATAAGTATTAAACCACAAATATTTTAAATTAATACTATACTTAATATTTAATTTTTTTATTAGTCTATTAAAATCAATTATATTAGCTTTTATACCTATACCATTACTATCTAACCAACAATCCTCTTTCCAAGCCCCCTCATCTGCTATATCGTCTATTTCTTTTACTGTTATATTAGGTATATATTTCATAATTTCCCTAATCCCTGCAATATACCTACAACCAACTTCACCTATCGTTTTATCGTTATTATTATTTTTACTAGCCGCTTCCATAACAATATCTTTTATATCTTCATCATTTTGATATATTTTTATAGTTTTACATTCACATCTTTCTAGTTCCTCTATTGTTATTGTATCCGTTATATCTTTATTTTTTCTAATGTTTATTGCAATTTCCATACTATAAATCCTTAATTTATATTTCTTAATTTAGTATTAAAATTATAGTAACTTTTTACTCTTCGATAATTTTTTTTTATATCTTCATTATCCTTATGTATTATACTTTGAATATCTTTTATTTTTTTAACAATTTTATTTTTTTTATACATAACAAATATTATAATAAACTCAATTAAAAAAGACGTGATAAAAAACAAAGATATAATTAAAAATAATAGTAGCATTTTTAATTAACCCCCTTCATATAAGTAATATCTATTTGACTATTTAAAAATGTTAAGTAGGATAATTCTATGGATTTACATATTTCTTGACTTATATGAAATAGCCCCTCATCTGAATTTATATATTCCTTAACTACTATATTATCTTTTTCTATAATAGTTTCTACTTTGTTTAGGAAGGAATCTATTAACTTTATACAATTTTCTTTTATTGTTAATAACAAAACTTCATCCATAAAAGTAAATTTACTTATTCTATATATGATCTTTTCATAAAAATAATTTTTTATATCCTGTTTTACAAAATTAAATCCATCTTTATTTTTACTCTCTAAAAAATTAAATAATCTTACTTTTATAGCCGACATAAAATCTCTATTTATTCCAATAAAGGATTCTATTAAAATATTAAACTTTTCTAAATTAACAGATACTTGTAATTTAGCAATAACTGTTGATAATATCTCATTATTTTTTTCTAGTAATTCAAAAAAATTACCTATATTAGTTATATAACAAGTTTGAATTTCTTTTAATTTGTCTACTTCTACTTTTTGTTCTTTTTTCTTTTTACTATCAAATACATAATCTATAACTTTTATTACTATTTTGGATATAACAAATAATGAAACTATAATAATTATAAATAATACGGATTTACCATATCCTACTGTTTTTACTAATTCCGAAAATAAATTACCTAAAATCTCTAATGATTTATCTGCTTCCAAATTTATACTCCAAATACAAGTATATTTTTTTATATTTGTAATTTAACTTATAAACACAAATATACCTACTACCAAAAACATTTCCAATATATATACGTTTTAAATATATCCCATTTACCCGATAAAATATCCAAACAGTCTTTTATACTTTTTGCATATATACAACTACCTTGATTAAATAGTACATACTTATCTTTTTCTAATTCAACAACACAATCATAATGCCAACTTGTTATTTTTTCTCCTAACAAGCCAATCATAATACTTTTATAACCTAATTTTTTAAATTTATAATGTGGATATGTAGAGGCATCATCGCAGTCCCAGTTATTTAAAAAAAATTCATAACTACTATTATTATGGTCTAGTAATCCTTTATACCCATCCCATTTATAAGTGGTTCTATAATTATTATTCCACCAATCTATAAACTCCTGTAAAGTTTTTATACTATTATATTGAGTTTTATTTTTATTATACCTTATTTTATTTTCTAAATTAGTATTTACTTTAAAAAAATAAATAATATGATATATTAATCCTATTGGTAATATCCAAATAGGTCTAATAAAATGATGTATAAAAAACATTAAACATTTTTTAAATAATTTCAATTTATATAAACTCCTTTAATAATTCCTATGTTATATCAGCATAAATTTCGTGACTGACTGTGTTATACCTAACAACAGGATCCCCAGAAGTGTTTAATTCCCTTAATAACATAAAAGTTGAACCAGAAGATGCCCCTCCAGGGATACTTAAATTATTACCTATAACAATTACATTATCTAAAACATCTATTGCCGCCCCCCCAGTATTATAACCTATACAAATATTACTAACACCAGAAGTTATATAATACCCCGCGTCCTCCCCTATTAGGATGTTAAATCCACCCCTTGTGCCCCCTACTCCCGTGCTTAATCGATATCCAGATCTTTTTCCTATACAAATATTAGACTCACCCGCCCCATAAGTTAAATCGCCCTGACCCGCTCGATCCCCAATAAATATATTATTTGATTTATCCTTAAGGTAAATTCCTGCTTGATCCCCCATACACACATTTTTTATCCCAGAAGTTAAGCTTACTAAACTATTATACCCTATTGCTATATTATTAGTTCCTGTATATATCCCAGCTAATGAATTATAGCCTATTCCTATGTTATAATTTCCCTTATTTTCGCCAGATAAAACACCATAACCACTACTAGTACCTATAAATATGTTTTCCTCCGATCCGTTGTATATAAAAAAACCACTATGTTTACCTATACAAATATTATCCTTTATTAATACAGATACTCCTGACTTACCTTTTCCAGCAGAATCTCCTATACAAATATTATGATCTCCAAAAGTATAAGGTACATTATAAAGAGTGTTTACTCCTAAAATAATATTATTGTAGCTATTATCTAAATATAATAATCTACTACCTGTTATTACTCCACCTGCAATACCCGTAGCGTTTGAAGTATATAGTGATATTCCACCATAATTAGTTTCATAAGTTAAATACCCCCCACATATATTTGTTCCTTCCTTAAACTTCCACCCAGAATCATAATAACTATTTAATCCTAATCCTACTGTATTTGTATAACTTTCTAAATATTTTTTATTAGAGGATTGACCTGTTATTTGAGTAATATCCCTACCCGTAACCGTAGCCCCCGTTCCATCATCAACTTCTCTATAAATTAAAGCTACTGGGTAACCTATTTCCCCGTCTCCAAAATCAGGTATAACAGCAGGGTTTCCAATTGATCCTGCTAATACAGCAAAAGCTCCTGAAGTATTTACATAAATAATATCATATTTAGCATTACCCGCTCCCCCCGCAGATATATTGGATAAAGCAACACTACTTGCTGATACCTCTAAATATTTACCGTCTACAAAACAAGCCCCAGCTGATATATCTACTGTTAATGAAGGAGGTTCTGTAGGAGTAACTTTAAAACTATCAACAAAAATACTTTTATTTGTTAAATAACTTGGAACTGTTCTTCTTGTATAATCAAAAGTAGTTAATAAAGTTGCCCCATTAAAAACACATCTACCTATTATTACATCTGTTGCTAATAAACTAGCATAAGGAACAGCTAAAAACTCTACCCAATTATCTTCTATATCACTCCAAGCAAATCTTAAAATTAAATAAACTTCATTAGCAGGTAATCCAGAAACAGTAACTTTTACAGTACCTACTCCTTTAGGATCATAATCTGTTTGAACTCTTATACCTAATTCATTAGTAGAATCCGTTATATAAGCAGTTAAGGGGCTTATTTCAACGTGAGTTTCATCTACCTTTGTTATTAATCCCCCGTCATAAATTCCAGGTTCGTGAAGTTTATAGTTAATTTGATTAAAACCACTACTATTTCCTTCTTGGTAATAATCGTAAGTTATTGTTTGTCCACCAACACCAGGCATAATATTATTCCTTTTCTACATATAAAAATTTATATTAAAACAATACTTTATATATTTATTATAGTTAAACTAATTTATATAAATTAGGGTAGGTTTCTATTTATACAAAAAGTTAATGCTAAATGATAATCACTACTAGAAAATTTACAAGGAGGAAATGTAGTATAAGCAACTAATTCTCCATTTTTATTTTCTATTCCACCTTCTGTTAATTCTATACCCGATTTACTTATATAGTCTACGCTTATTTCAGTATCATTATCAGGTATAGCATATATTTTATAACTATAATCACAAGTTATATTTGTATCAAAAGTAGTTAAAGCTCCTAGTAGTGTAATAATAAATTCCCCTGTTATGTAATTTATAGTAGCAGTATCTATTATTGCAGATGTGATATTACCGATTGGAATTAAGCCATCGTCATTTACTCTATATGGTACACCACTTACCTCAAACGAAATATAAAAAGAACTAGGATTTATATTGGTTATACTAGGTATAAAAACTGTATAAGTATTTAACCCTAACCCCCCCAATTCCTGTGTTCCTACAAATTCTTTATAAAAATTTATATCATATAAGGAAGTATCATAATTTATAGTTCCACTAACATAATCAGTAATACTACCAAAACTACCCCCCCCATCGTCTTTAACTTCATACTCTACTCCCCCCGAAGTATAAGATAATATTAGAGTTTTTTCAGTAACATCCTCCCCTTTTAAATCCCCAACAAAATTATAACTTGTTCCATCCCCATTACCAATAATTTCATTAGTATAGTAATTTCCTTTTAAAAACCCGTTTATTATATACCAAGGGGATTCATCAACTATTTGAGTTAAATGAATTTTTTCTTTAAATATTTTATCGTCTAAAAAATTGTGATTACCTATTGTGTTATCATAATAATAAGTTATGTCAGCTTGCGTCCACATATATCTATTAATTTTAAATTCACTTATATAACCTTTAAATTTATCGGATAAATCAGATTTACAACCAATATATAAATCATATCTAGTTAGAACACCATTATCAAATATAGTATCATCGGGTTGGTGATTATATATCAGGGTAGAGTTTAAATAAATATAAACTTCATCCACTAAAGCGTATGTTTGACAATCTATTACTATTGTTAATAAATTAATATCGTTTATATCTAAATCCCCTATAACTATTGGAACCAAAGGAACAGGAGCAGGAACATCCGAATCTCCCGAATATGTCCACGATTTAAAAGTTAATGTTTTTGTAGCTTTTGTATAATAGCAATAAGTACCAGAAGTAGAAGGATGTAAAGCGGCTAAATAAAAAAGATACGAAGTTTCATTCATATCTAAACTATCAGCTCTAAACCAAGTATTAATTGTTACATAATTTCCTGATGTATAAAGAGGAATAGAATCTACTTTTCCGTATGTAGTAACCCCGTCAAAATAAACTTCTCCCCCTAGTTCTCCTTTTTGTCGTATATAGCTACCATATAGTAAACCATTATTATAATTTATACCCGTATCATAAAAAGTATCCCCATAATCCTCATCAAAACTCCAATAACCAAAAACTTTTTCATTTAGGTTAGGGTAATTTATACTTGTTAAATTTTTTTTACCTACTCCTCCTACCATATAATGAAACATATCATTAACACTCATTCCGCTTAAAACACTTTTATTATAATAATCAGTAGTTATACAATTAGTTTCCAAAGTAGGTATAGAATGGGTATCCCCTGAAGTATAATCATAATATATAGAATTTTTTAATAATAAATTTAATTGAACTCCAATATGTAAAGTATTTATAACTTTTCTATTATATAAGGAAGATCCTAATAGATATTCAAAATATGTAGGGGTCATTAAATAGTCAATAGTATCCTCCACTATTAATTCATCAGCTATATATTCTATTGCTAAATGTGAAGAAGGTTGGCTATAATCATTATAATCTAAATACCATTTTCTTCCATCAACAGTATGTTCCTCATCTAAATGTAACCCTGTATCTAGTATAAAATTTTCATCAACAAATAAACTATAAAATAAATCTGGAGTTAATCCTGTAAAGGGTAGAGTATAATCGGCTAAGTTTAAATTTGCTATAACTCCATTAGCCCCGTTTATATCTAACGCTTTTACTAAATTAAAAGTATTATAATATAAGTTATAAACATAACCTAATTCATTTATATTTCTAAAATTATAATTATACCCAAAATAAGTTCCTTTATTTCTAATCTTTAATACAATAGCTCTTACTTCATTATATAAAAAAGCTAATGAATCGTCAACTTGTCTATTTGTATTAGAATTAAACTCTTTTATAATATCTAAAAATCTATTTAATACATAATTTGTTTCTATACTATCAAAGGAAGAATAATTATCAAATAAATATTTTATATCATAGTAAAACTTTTTATAATCAATTCTATACTCTCTAAATAAATCCAATTCTACGCTTAAAGCATCACATAAATCAATCCAATAATCGTTTTTCAATGAAGCTGGCAAATATTTTTTTAAATCAACATTATTAGACATTTAATATCCTTTACCAATTTATTTTCTTAATATATAATTACATTCATAAGTAGATTCATCACAATAATCTAATAAATGGTATCTTTTTGTTAATATAACATTATTACTATCTATTGCATAATATACTTTAATAGTATGATCTACCCCTATTGAACCCAAATTTGTTACAGATATTAATCCACTTGAATATGTAATTTGACCAACAACTGTACCCAAAATTGCTGTAAAATTACTAGAACCATCATCTTGAGCAATTAGTGTACTGGTTAATGCTACTTTATCATAATCATATAGATAAACAGTATAAGGAGTTATATTTGTAAAATTTAAACTACCTGAAAAAGCGTTTGTTGTTAAATCAAATTCTTTTAAAAATTTAACAGTTGTATCGTGATATTCAACCCCTTCAACTTCGTCTATTAATCTTTGATAATCTGAAAAATATATTTGTTTAAAAAAACCCATATTTGCTAAATCATAAGTATCTGATAAAGTTTCTGAAATTAAATTTCTAACATAGTCCAAAGTATATGAAGTATCAGATATATAAGCCACAACTTCAAATATTATTTTTATAATCTCTATATCCTCAAATTGTATTATATCTGTTGGTGGTTTACTATTATTTAATAATGTTATAATATCTGTTTTTTCTCCATCTGTTAATTCTGTTTCGTCATTTTTTATAGCGGCTACGTGAACTACATTTTCCTCTCCTGGTATAAATGTCCAAACATCATTATTATTATCAATATTTGTTTCATAAGCCCCCCAAACATTTACAAATAATATATTAGCATAATTACTTATAATTGTTTTATAATCATCAATGGTAACAGCTCTATCCCCTGTTTGAAATACTGCAGGAGAATTAATTCTTACAGATTCTATATCCTCAATCTCCTCTCCTCCTGCTAATAAATCTGTATTATAACAAAAAGTATCTGCCACTGTTCCATTAGAATAATATAGTGTTGAATCAATAGTATCAATTAATCCTCTTGATTGTATATTACCTAATGCCCCATTAGTTTTAATATATGTAAATTCAACAGTATCCCCTGGGCTTAATTTTTTACCGTATATATTATTACCAAATTTTACATAAACGCCTGTCATATCTATATAGTTTTCTATTTCATAATATAAATCGTTATTATCTTGTAATAATAAATTAGTAGTTTCTGTCCAATCAACACTATTTACAGCTAAAGAATAATAAGTATTTTCAATATTAGATTCTGTTATTAAAAACTCTTCGTTATCATTTCCTAAAGCTGTGGTAGAATAAACAGTATAGTCCCCCTCAACACATAAAACATCAATATAATCATCCCCCGTCGTTAGGGATGTTGCTTCCACACTAACAAAATTATAATCACTACTAGAAAATAAAGTATATTTAGGTATGGTAATATTTAAAGCAGGAGCTACATTTAATCTAGTCCAATATAAAGGTTGACTATCGGGTTCTTTTCCAATACTTGTAGAAGTTAAATCGTGATTTAATCTTTCATAAAATTTATTTTCATAAGCAACTTGTTCCCCAGCAGTTATGTATTCCAAATCGTCTTCCCAATCATATAATTCAATATACGTTTCATTTAAAGAAACTCTTACATAACCAGAAGCCCCTATTTTTCTTTTAACTTTATAATTATGAATTAAACTACCACCTACTAAAGAAGTTAAATTTCTTGCTAAACCCCATTTCATTTCTCTTGTTAAATATTCATCATATAGAGCTAAAAAAGCTAATTCTTCACTAAAGGAATCTATTAACCTTGAATTAGTTCCAAATAGTAATATATCTGAAAATGATGTTTTTGACTTTAATCTATCTCTTATTCTCTTTTTAATTGCATCCGCGTCAAATTGAAGCATATTATATTGTCCTTTTTAATCAATTAAATGATTATTTTTTAAATAATTAAAATCTTGATATACCCTTGTTTTATCTTGAATATATAGTATATTTTTAGGTAGTTTATTAATTAATTTTCTTATATCCGATAAATTAACTTTAGCTCCATTAGCATTAAAATACCTATTATTATAATTAGGTAATTTATCATCATATATACTATAAAAATTATCCCCTAAACCATTTATAGATTCTATGTTATCTTTTATAATTATAAATTTATTTACATAACTAAATATATTAATTATCTCCTTTGTTTTTATAACTTCCTCATATTCACTAAATTTTCTTCCTTGTAAATTCTCAAAACTATAAGGTTCTATTTTATATTTATTTGATAATTTATCCCCATCTAATTCGAGTTTAAATAATTTCCATACCTCTCCACCTAAATAATCATTAAACATTTTATTTCTAGTTGTAGAAATATAGGGATAATTTAATCCTTTTAACTTATTATTTTTAATTATATACAATAATGAATTTATACCTAATATATGATATAAATTACCTATTTGTTTTCCTTCTTTTATTAAAATCATTTTAAATTATCCTATACTAAATTTTTAATACTTATATTTAATTGTGTAAATTCTTTATAATTAGGACTATATCCTTCTATATATATATCCCATCTTTTATTTTCATAGTTAGGTTTAACATCAACAGTAGAAACTATAAAATAAGGAACAAAGTCTTCCTCTAACCCTCTTTTTATTTGAAAAGTAATCATATCCCTAGTATCATCCGACATTGGTTTTGATAAATATGGAACTACATATCCACCCTTTTTTGGATTTCTATATAACTCCCCATTACTAGATATAATCCATAATTTTATAGCATTATCTAAAGCGTCTTTATTCCAAAGCTCTTTTACTTTTCCATTTACATTAATGCTACCAATTAAATCTGAATCATATATTTGAGATTGTAAAGACAAATTTTATAACCCTATTCTTAATAAAATAATATATTATTATAGTTATAAAATTTTATAAGTAATATTTTATTCACCCTTTATTTTTGTACTTAAATAATTTATAGGGGAAGTTAGAACAGTAGAAGGAGTACCCGTAGATGATGGACCAGAAGTAACCCCAGAATGAGTATGAGTATTAAATGCAACTAATAAAGTAGAAATTAACCAGGTGTTAAAAGTATCCCCTTTTACAAAGGATTCCGTTGCCCCTAATAAATCTATTAAAGTTCCTTCATACTTTAATTTACCAGCAATATCGATTGTCATTGTTCCTGTTTGATTATAAAATTTTATATCTTTTAAATTACTATTAATAAAAAAATTACCATCAGTATCTATAAAAAAATAACTACCAGAATTATGTAATAAACAATACTCCCCTGTATTTGTATTCCTAAAACAACAACTTCCATCCTTAAATGATTCAAAAGAACAAGGTTGAGGATATGTTTGATTTCCTATTTCGGATACTTTACTTTTTAAGCTGGTATCAAATAAAGTATATAACTTATTATCTATTAAAAATTGTCCCTCTACATAAAATATTTCTTGCCAAAAATTATCTAAAATAGCAACCCTTATATAACTATCATTTTCAGGTATTTGTCTTTTACCCACGTCTTTTTGCCCGTCTTTACCATTACTATAAGGATATATCCAGGGTAATTCACTATCCTTAATATCTATAAACTCAGGATAAATTCTTACTTTTATTTTATCCTCTTTGTCTAGATCATTATTATCAATAACTTTAGCAACTCTATAAACCATTTATTTTATCCTAAAATAATTTATTTTAAAAGCTCTTTACTTATTTCAGTAGTAGCATCATCTAGTTTTTTCATAAACTCGTTTGCTAAATCCTCATCTGATAAAGCTAAACCTTTTAGTAATTGAACACCTTTCATTTGAGATTCATTATCCTTACTAAAACTATCACCTAAATCTTTAATAATTTGTTTAACAACTTCTTTATCACTCTCTTCTTTAATTCTTACTAATTTCATAAAAAACTCCTTTTTTGTTATTTTAAAATATAGTTAAAAAACTTTATCTTTATATATATTATCGTTTTGATATTTTGTATATCTACGACTTATAACTAATTGAGTATAACTTATTTCCCTACCACAATCCCATCTATGGTCAACTCTTTCTACTAAATATTTATCGCAATATCTTTGAGATAAATCTTCATTACCTTTATTACTTATCATAGGTATTTCTAATTCAACTAATTTACCTGCAAATATTTCTACATTTAAGGGTATAACAACTAAAAACTTTTCAATACCAATAGCGTTTCTCATACTAAAAACTTTTCTACCCTCTATATTATCTTCATACCCTTTATTTTTACTAACCAATTTTTTACCTATATTATAATAATTTATTATATTTTTTGTTTTTAATATCTGTGTTTTTTTATTACTAATATTAGGATAATCTGTAAAACTATCCTCTTCATCTATAAAAGTACCATTAGTTATATCCTGATAATATGTTTTCCTATTTTTAAATGTTCGTAAATTTATATTACCCTCTGAAAACCTTCTATAATAAGTTATTGTATTTTTTTCAGGATTTTTAGTAGAATCACTTATAAACTTTAATTTGATTGGGGGTTGTGAAATTAAACTTTTATAATTTTTAAAATTAAATTCATTATTACTATTTATATAACAAAAAAAAGGGTAATCGCTATATACTTTACTATAAGCATTAGGTAGTAATATTTTATTTATAAACTCTGAATCTGTCATTAAAGGTTGATACCAATTTAATATATTACCTGTTCCGTCTATATTTGTTTTACTAAATTTACCATATCTATTTGCTAATAACCTAACAATATCACTTATACTTTTATTAAGGTATGATTTACTTAATATATTTTGATAATTATAATAAGGATTAAATAAGTTTAAATTAATTGTTCCCGCTATATATGTTTGACTTGTACTAACTTCCAAATCATCGTCTACCATAACAAATTTAGATTTTAAAATAGTTTCATCTTTAAGTCCATAGTCTATTTCAACTTCCAAACCCTCTGTAAATACTCCTATTTCTTGCATTATACCAGAGCTATCTAATATTTTTAAACTACCCTCACTATACAATTTATATATTGAATCTCTTATAGAAAAGGAAAACGATTTAGGACTAATATCTAATTCTCTATTATCTATTTTAATAACTAATTCTAAACTATCTTTATAAACGGACATCTTATATATCCTTTATAAAAAAATTAGCCAAGTCTTTATATTCGGGAAATAATAACTCCTGATTTACAATTAAATCGTTTTTATAATAAACATCATTTAACCAAAGTATTATATCATCAAAATAAGGAACAGTATAAATATTATAATGTAGTAAATCAAATCTATCTATATTAAACTGAGATAGATAATATACGTTTGAATTTATATTCTTGTCTATTTCAAATCTGTTTATTGGAAAAGTCATTATATCAGGGTAGTAATCATTAAATTCTGTATCTTGTATTGTTGATTCTTTTATTTTATTATATCTATTTGTCATTTTATATATAATCCTTTATTTTATTAAATAATAGTAGCCCCATTCATATTATTATCCATTTGGTCTATATCTGTTGTTGTTGCCGTATATACACCTTGAGCATCAATAGATAAAGTACATTTAACAGGATAGCCCGTATCATCTATATCTAACGAAAAAGTCGGTTCTACTTTTTTAATTATAACAGGATAAAAACTTAATTGACCTATTTTTATTTTATAAAGATACCCTGATGAAAGATATTTACCCTCACTTAAAATTTCAATCATATTAGGTCCAGGAGGTAGTAATCCTAACCCTCTTTTACCCTCTTTATTATTACTCATATTTATAGGTAAAGGAATTTTCATTAACTTTTTAGCTGGTAAAAATACATCAAGATACGAATTTGTTATTCTATGTAATGAAACAGTAAAATTAAATGATAGAGGGTCTGTTTTTTGCCAAACCTGTAATCCAAATTCCTTATAAGAGGTACTAATAGAAAATTTTCCTTTAGTAGCCAAACTTATAGCGCTCGTAATTTGATTAAATATACCAAGACCTTCACTAGGAAATAATTCTTGAAAAGTAGAACTTAAAGATATTGTAAAATCATTATCTAAATATAAAAATTTATCTACTATTGTTACCTTTGAATTATCTACATTATATATTTCTACTCTATCACCTGTTCTTGCTATCATTTTTAATTACTCCCTGTTAATGGTAATGGCCCAAATGGGTTATTTAAGGAAGTGCTTGCACCTGTATTTGAAACCTCATTTAGTGGGGGAATATTTGAAAAAGGATTAAATGTAGGTGTAGTAGTAACAGAATCCGCTATTGCTTTTAAATATTTTACCATAAGCTCCGTAGTTATTGTATTATTTCCTAGTACATCCTGAGTTAAAGTAGGATATTTTTTTTTTAACTCTTCCATTTTTTTCAAAACATTTTCGTCATAGTCTACACCACTTGCTATGAAACCAGATTTTTGGGCTTCCCAAGTTTTATGTCCTTTAAACCCACTAGCCATATCTGAACCTAATGCTACTAAACCCCCTAATACTCCCTCTTTACCTATTACATCCCCTGCATATTCAAAAAACGAAAATATACCATTAACAAAATCCATAATACCACTTACTAATTTACCCACACCTTCTTTTACCCATTCCCATTTTTCATCTAGTTTTAAATAGGCATTTATTTTATCTGTAATACCACCAAATATTTTTTTACCTAACCCTTTAAACTCATCCTTTATCCACTCCCATTTATTTTCTGAATCCATAAAAGATTGTATTTTATCCGTCATAGGTTTAAAAAAATCTTTTACTTTATCTTTTAAAGTTCCAAAAAATTTACCTATTCCCACCCCTAAGTTTACAACACCCTCTTTAACCCAATTTGCTCCCATACTTATAAAATCACCTATTATACCAAACCCCGCTCCTATCATAGGACCAAAAGGGTTAAGCCCCCAAGTCATCCACGCTTTATAAGCTAATTTATATGCATAGGGATATTTAGAAGGGATACTATCAACTACTTTTTTGCCTAAAGAATTCCACCAATCGTTGATCCCTCCCCAAAGTTTTCCTATAAAACCATATTTTTTACCAGTAGACGTTGCTAAACTTTCCCCCCCTTCTTTATAATAATTTGTAATATTAATTAAGGATTCCTCTTGAGCTTTTTCAACTTCATTAATTAAATTACCTTTTTTATCTCTTTTACTATCTTTATGCTTTTCTCTAAATTCCTTTAATTGTGTTTCGTATTCGTTTGTTAATTCTTTTTCAGGGTCTTTAAAAAAGTTTCTAATTTTTTCAACAATTTGAGCTATATTTTCTCCGCCTATCCAACCTAATATACCACCAAAAGCCGCTCCAATTAAACCACCTACTAAAGTTCCTAATCCAGGAGCTATTAAAGTTCCTGCCCCAGCCCCTAATAAAGCCCATTTTCCCATATTACTAAAAGCGCCCTCAAGTCCTTTTTTAGTTCCACCTAATACTCCCCCTACTATTGCACTAGCTTTACTTACTCCCCATTCATCTGCTAATTTACTAGCTTCTATACCATCTTTTATCATTAAACCAATAGCCGCTCCAATAGCAATAAATGGACCCATTTTACTTATACCTTTAACCAATCCAGGAATTACCCCTGTTAAAAAACCTGGACCCAATCCAAATAGACTATTTATTTTATCTAACATCCCCTTATCTTTTTTTGATTTACCCGTTAGTTCGTCTACCATATAAACAGCTTCAGGATTAGTTTTTAACATTTGACTTCTTTTAGGAGGAACTTTTTTATTACCAAAAAATAATCCAAAAAGTTTTTTAGACCCTTTACCTAAGCCATCAGCTATACCTTTTTCAAAATCCCAACCACCCAATTTTTCTAGTGGCTCTGTTATTAGTCTAAATGGACCAAGTAATCCTTTATATAAAAATTCAAAACCACTTTTTCTTAATGTTTCTGTATTCTTTGAAATTTTATCTAATAACTCGTTTTGTTTTTTATTACTAACCTGAATATCGTCTTCATCCATAGAATCGGGTATATTTGATTTACTACTTCTACTATCCCCCGTCATAAAATCAGTTAATTTTAATATATTATCATTTATACTTGATAAAATAGTAGTTGAATCAAATTGATTATTTCTAGTAACCCCTGTAGGTAAAGCCGCCGCAAAATCGGACATCTATATATACCTCTTTTTATAGTATAACATATATATTATAGTTAATAACAATTTTTTAATTTTAAGGTTTATAACTATTTTTAGTATTAGGATATTTAGCTTTATTTTCTTCCTTTTCATATTGAGCCGCTCTCATAAACATATCCCTACAAACAGAGCTATCTGTTTTTAATATAGTATTATAATCCCATTTATAAAATCTAGCCAAATGAAACATTATATCTTTTATTGTTTTTCGACTCCAGGGTAGGTAATAAGGTATTAAGTCGAAATTGATACCTCCGAATTTCTTTAACTTGTTTAAATTCGTTAAATACTTCCATTTTAGATATAACCCCAAAATCTGAATATTCCTCCGCTATTGAATTATATTTAACCCAAAAATCTAAAGGTATTTCATTATATCTTGTTAATCTTTCTTCGTCTGTTAATTCTTTTCCATTTATACTTTTAACAAGCATTATTTGAGTAATAATATATACATCTTTATTAGCTTTTTCTCTATAACTTACATACTCTTCATATAAGTCAGGGTCAATAAGTTTTCTTTTACTTATATCATCTATACTTGAATTTTCTTCTAAAACCATTTCCAAATCTGAAAATTTACGTCTTTCACTTTTATATTTTTCTTTTATAAATTTTTTAGATTTTATAATATGATTTAATCTAGGTAAAACAAAAGAAACTTGTATATTTTCATCCCCTATGTTTATAGGTTCTTTAAACTCTTCTTTTATTGGTTTTGTTTTAATATCTTTTATATTTATCGTGGCATATTTTTCTTTATCATCTATTATATTATTATTTTCGTCTACTAAAAAATAAGACAATTTTATTTCTCTTCCCCAAGCTGAATATAAGAATATCATAATTTCTATTAGCTCGTTAAAATGTAAATCTCCATTATCAAAATCAGATTCACACATATTATTCAAACAATTAACCAACCCTTCAATTTGTCTATCTTCTCTTAAAGAAGCTAAATCTATGAGTTCATCCATTTGATAATTTCTATAATTTAATTTACTAGGAGCAGATAATTTACCTAAACTATCTAAATTTATTTCCCTGTATCCTGTTTTATATTCTGTTTTTTCGTCTAAATTATTTAATATTTCTATATTTTTATTCTCAATAACTTCTTTTTGTTTTTTAACTTTGATAGTATCGTTTGATAAATTATTTGTATATAACAAATCTTTTTGAGTTAATTCCATTTAAAACTTCCTTTGTAATAGATATAATTTAATAATATAGTTATTTTTTAAAAAAGAGTATTTTAAACTCCAGGTAATCCATATGTTATAGATTCTGGAGCCATTGTTACAGTATAGGTTAAAGCATCTCCACTTTCATAATTTAAAGCTAAATCGGAAAGGGATAATAATTTTAAGTTTTTTAAATTTATAAACATATTTGGATTAAAAGCCCCAGCGGGTAATCTTTTTAATAATGTTAGTACACCTTGTTTTACAAAAAGTCTGTCATCCGAAAAAATAGTTGTGCTTCTAAAAACTTTTTTTTCTTTATTATATATTAAATCTTCCCATAATTTAAAATAACCATAAGTGGTTAAATCAGCCATTTCATATATTTCTAAAGATATTTCGCTAACAAAATCCCTACCTGTATAAAATTTAGACCCATCTTTTTTAGATTCTACTGTGAATTTATCGAAAGGTATATTTACAGATTTTACTTGAAAATTAATATATGGGTTATCTGTAAAGATAAACTCCCACATATTAACTAATTGATTATCATTAGACATAAAATAGGTATCAACCATTTATTTTAACCTATTATAACATTGACATTTTAATAAAATTCATATTAATAGTAACTATTATAGCGTCTCCACTATCATAATTCAAATCTACACCAGGAACCATTTTAGGAGCGCAAGCTACAAATTTCCAATAACCCCCAGTAGCCGTATCTGAAGTATCAATAGTTCTTACTACTATATCGCGTCTATAAGTTGAAACACCTAACTGATAATCAGAACTTAATAATCCTGAATCATTATTAGCCATAAAATTATGCCATTTTTTAAGAGCGTTATAAGCATTCCAATTTTTATCGACTCTTAAAGTAAAACTAAATTCATTCGGAGTAGTAATTTTTCCACCAAATTTAGTAATTTTCCTAGATTTATAATTAACATCATACTCACTTATACTTTGTTCAGGTATTGAAACAGAAACTACCCTTAAACTTAAACTTACTGCATCTATTCCTGAATCACTTAAAAAAGGAAAATCTGTTATTATAACTTCCCACTCATTTTGTAAAGCGTCATCATTCATTAATTCCGTATTATCTACCATATTTTTAAACTCCTATTATATTAAAAATTACGATTCTGTTATCGTAGTTGTTTGTCCTACATTTATAAAATATAATTTAATCCATTCTGAAAATGGAGTAAACTTTACTTTCACCGTTAATATAAATTCCTTTCTTGCTAATACTTCATCACTATTATTAGTCTCATCACAAATTATTAAATACTCTCTTAATAAGTTATAAGGGGGTAAAGTTATTGGATTTATAATAAGTTCCGTTATTGTTTTAACTTGCTGTCTATGAAAACTATCATTTAATTTAGTTATTTGAAAAGGTAATGCCTGACTAACAATATTACTTATCATATAATCGGCTAATCTTGAATGTCCTATATAACTATAATCAGATTCTATTACTAAAGAAGTATATTGCCCCGTTATCATAAACCCATAATTATAATCATATACAATAGGATTTATTTTTGCGTCCCATAAATCTTGTAAATCTGCTTCACTAGGATCGTAAACTGTTTGTAATATACCACTACCTAATAATCCACCGTGTCCATTTTCATCTATATAACTCGGAGCTAAACCATTATATACATCAACCATAGAAGAATGTTTTTGAAATACTCTACCCATAGGTATTAATAATATTTTACTATTAGTATAAGTATTTCTTACATAACAAAAATTCCAATAAAAATATATTCCTCTGTTATTAGTTGTAATAGGTATATTATCAGATATTGTATCGGCTACATTTTGATTAGATAAAGGAAATAAATAAGCCGAATATTTTTGATAAGTAGTTCTTAAAGTAACAAATCTTGCTAAAACATCCGCCTCACTTGTAAAATCAACAAATATATCTGCTCTATATTTATTTACATTTTTAAAATAATCCCAACCTAAACCTAACTGCGTTCCTGTTATAGTATCGCCTCTATCCCCTCCTACTAGCGAAACTAAAGCCGAATCATCAACAAAAGTAGAAACGGCTAAAGCTGTATTTATAACAGGATAAAAATAATAATCATCTTCAAATATATTTTCTATATAAATATTTTTTCCATAACCATCTTTTTTATTTTCGTCTAAACTTACAGTATAAGGACTTGATTCTAATTCTATATCTTGATCTTCAATAGGGTTGGTATAATAAGCGTCTATTGTAAAATATTTATCTGTCAATGTATCTGTTATCATTGCAACTTTTACTTTTTTATCATCCACTTCAGGATTTTTATTAAATAAAGCAAAATATACGTCTGAAGCAACATTTATTTTATAGTCTATTGTATATATATCCGTAACTAAAGGAGCATTTTGAAAAGTAACGCTTAATAATGCCGTCGCTTTAGTATAACTACTAGAACCTGTTCCTAATTCGTCAAAGTCAATAGTTTCTGTTGCTCCATTATCAGTTATAGTATAATTAGTAACTTCAACCCCATTTTTCTTTATTACTAATGATAAAGCTGTATAAGGATTAGCTGAATAATCTGCTACTGTTAATATTGTTTTTGTAAATGTTTTTGTTAATCCATCTCCTGTAAAAAAACTTTCACTAATATCTATATCAGTAAAATCTAAACTACTATATGAGCTTATACTACCAGGAAAAGGTTTTGTTCCTAATTTAGTAACAAATACACCCCCATAACTACTATTTAACGAAGGAGCTGATACCCATATTGAAGACGATTTATTAGCTTCTATTAAATTCCATATATCAGGATAGCTACTAGAAGGATACCCATATATTTTTGTAATTAAGTCTTCTCTTCCTTTGGGTATTCTAATAGGTACTATTCCCCCTTTTTCAGACCTTATTACAGTAGCCCCAATATTATTAACTTCAGGTAAAACGCTTCTTGATTGGTCTATTGCATTTACCTGAATTCTAGCATTTATACTTGCCGACATAGTTTATCCTTATTACGATTCTGTTATCGTTGTTGTTTGTCCTACATTTATAAAATATAATTTAATCCATTCTGAAAATGGAGTAAACTTTACTTTTACTGTTAATATAAATTCTCTCCTAGCAAGAGCCTCATCGTCGTTATTTGTTTCATCACATATAATAAGACTTTCTCTTAAAAGATTATAAGGAGCTTGTAATAAAGGATTTATAATAAGCTCTGTTATAGTTTTAACTTGTTGCCTATGAAAACTATCATTTAATTTAGTTATTTGAAAAGGTAATGCTTGTTTTACTATATTATAAATCATATAATCCGCTAGTCTTGAATGACCAATATATGTATAATCTGATTCAATAGTAGTAGTAGTATATTGTCCAGCTATTATAAACCCATAGTTATAATCATATACTATTGGATTAACTCTAATATCCCATAAATCTTGTAAATCTGCTTCACTAGGATCATACACCATTTCAATAATACCACTTCCAAGCTGTCCTCCGTGTCCATTTTCATCTATATAACTTGGAGCAAGTCCATTATAAACATCAACCATTGCCGCGTGCTTTTGAAATACTCTACCCATAGGTATTAATAATATTTTACTATTAGTATATGTATTTCTTACATACGCCCAGTTCCAATAGCAATAAATACCTCTATTGTTTATTGTAGCTGGAACATTACCAGATACCGTATTAGCCACAGTATCATTAGCAAGAGGAACTAAATAAGCCGAATATTTTTGATAAGTAGTTCTTAACGTAGATAAAAACCCCACAACTTCAGGAACTGCTGTAAAATCAACAAATATATCTGCTCTGTATGTATTGACACTTCTAAAATAATTCCACCCTGTTTCTAATTCAGTTTTTGTTATAGCCGTTCCTCTTGTTCCACTTGCAAAAGCTACATCTGTTCCAGTAACAAACGTAGATATACTTGCCGTTGGATTAACAACTACTCCAAAATAATAATCATCTTCAAATATATTTTCTATATAAATATTTTTACCATATCCGTCTTTTTTATTTTCATCCAAACTTACTGTATAAGGGCTAGATTCTACTTCCAACCATTCTTTTTCTATTGTATCATAATATTCGCCAACTATTGTAAAAACATCATCAGCGTCCATTGTAATAGTAACTCTTTTGTCGCTCGCTTCAGGATTTTTTGATAAAATAGCAAAATAATCATCTGTGCTTGCAAAAGTTATACTTGCATAACTTGTTACTGCCCCTAAAGTTGTTAATCCTAATTTACTTACTTTTACTCCACTATACCTAGCATCACTAGCGCTTGGAGCTGATACCCAAATAGAAGAGGATTTATTAGCTTCTATTAAATTCCATATATCAGGGTAACTACTAGAAGGATAACCGTATATTTTTAATATTAAGTCTTCCCTACCTTTAGGTATTCTTATTGGAACGACCCCACCTTTACTCGCCCTAATAACTGTTGCTCCTATATTATTAACATCTGGAACAACACTTCTTGATTGATCTATTGTATTAACTTGAATTCTAGCATCTATACTTGCTGACATAATTTATCCTCTTTATGTTTATATATATTTATTATAGTTATTAAAAAATTTAACTTTTTAGTTATTAAACCGTTCCTATAACTTCTTCATTAAATCTATCCACTATAAATTCCAATCTTTCTTCATTACTAATATCGTTATTAACCCCGTGCATAACCATAAAATCTAATATTACTTTTTCGGGAATACCAAAATTTAATAAATTATCCTTTATAATAACAGTTTCACAAGTAAAATTTAAAGAAGCAGTATGTATTTTATTTCTAGTCAACCATTCTGTTTCATTATAAGTAGGTTCGTATGACATATTATCTAACTTATATAATGAAAAAAATCCTAATTCAACACCCTCAACCATTAGACTAAAATTTATTTTTGTTTCATCCCCATCATCCCATAATAATTGATTATAGGCATATAACAAATCATCATCCCTATGAAAATATATAGTTGAATCATAGCTTATTTTAACTGGTAAACATTTAACTTTAAACCCTAGTTCATCTATAAACAGTCCTCTATTTACAATAGGTTTATTCCACCATTGCCTAGATACACTTCTATCAATTCCTGTTACTTTATAATTTAAAAAAGGCAAATCTAAATTATTTAAATTAGTTCCATTTCCTAATTTAGATAAATCCTGAGTTCTTTTTCTAAAAGCAAACTCACTTGAGGAATAAACAATTCTTGTAGCATCATTTTTAAAAAGTTGATTGGATAAATATGTTTCTAAAGCAATGTTTAAAGTGTAAATTGTATTTCTAAATGAAGTTAAATCGTAGTAGTTAGTCAACTTATAAAACCCTAATAATTATAATAAAATATAATATTATAGTTATAAAATTTTATAAGTCTAAATGTTATTCTTAAACAGATTTGATATAAATTTATTTCTAAAAAATTCTTCATCTACTACCCAAATAGAAGATGAATCATTGGTATCTAGTCTTTCTAACACCGCGCAATATTTATAGTTAGTAACATCGTCTTTATCCAAATAACTACTTCTTAAAAAATTACCCGAATATAGATAATGATATTCGTCGTTATCATAAAAATAGGTTATTTTATCTATTTTTTTATTATCTTCCATCACCTTTCTATTTCTCTTATAATTATTCTATATTTAGTAGCTGGTTTTAATATTACAGGACTATCTATTAGATTATCACTTGATAAATAAAAGCCATCTTCTTGTAGTCTAACTTCCCCGTTTTCTTCCCTATTACTAGAAGTTAAATTTATAATTTGTAAATCATCTTTTTTCATATCATTTTCCTTTTTAATCCAAATATATTAACCTAAAATTTTTTATTTCTTTTTCATCACTTATTAAACTAAATTGACTGGGTCTAAATGCTGAATGTAATTTATTAACTGAATACTCATTACCTCCTATTATACTTGGGTTAATTACATTTATAGTATTATCTAACCCCCAACTAATAGCTGGGGTATGATAATGACCCATAAAAGTTATATCATAGGGTAAATTAGCTTTGGTTAGCATAGTTTTTTCTTTTATACTATCTCTACTTATAGCCATTAAAGGTAAATTAAGAAAATTACCTCCTGTTCTATAATTATCCCCGTGCTCTATTTTACATCTTAATTTATCCACATCACATATCATAACAGGACTTTCACTAACATTAATTTTAATTTTTTTATCGTTTATAAACTTATCCTCTAAAAATTTATAAAAAATATACTCAAAATTTGTTTGAGCTTTATTTTTAAATTTAACACCCCCTAACCTACCGTGATTACCAACAACACAACTTATATTTATAAAATCAAATTCTTTACTATACTCTAATAACAATTTACTAAAAAATGAAAATAAGTCAACAATTAATTCTGTTATTGTTTTTTCACTATTTTCTAATAACTCCTCGTGAATAATACCACTTAATATATCCCCTAACATAAAGATATATAATTTATTACTACCAGTATATTTACATATTTTTAAATTTTCAGTAAATAATTTTACTAATCTTTTTTTAGCAATATCACAATCATAATTATTTATATTGTTTATATGTTTACCTATAACTGTTTCACCATAATGTAAATCAGATAATAGTAATATATTATTTAAGTTATTATTAACTGTTTTAATATTAACATTTATATTAAAAGTATCCCCACTTTCAAAAGTATTTATATCACTCCTTAATGAATTTATAACTTCTTTATTTTCAAACCTATTTTTATGTAAATAGTGTATTTCTTTTTTTAACTTATTTATTTTATCTTTTAAAAAAGTATTATAACTTTTTATATTAAGGATTTCGTCTAAATCTAATTCCTTCGTATCTATATTTTCTAAAAGAGATTGTATCTTATTTATTTGTTTTGAAGTTAATTTATCGTTTAAGTTTAATAAAGTGTCAATAGTATCAAAATCGTTATTATTTAAAAACCCTTCTATTAGTTTTAATTTATCACTATCAACTTCTATATTTTTCTCTATTACTTCTTTATTTAAAGTATTATTTACTATTTCTAGTCTATAATCCCTAACCCGTCTTTTAAAAGTAGATAAAGGATAAGTTTTATCAAAATACCCTAATTTTATACCCTTATTATAATAACTATAAACTTTAATTGCATTATAATCATTATCTTTTAATAATCCAATTATCCATTCTTTTTTAGTCATTTATATTATCTTCCAAATTATTAGATTCATTATCTTCTTTTAATAATGTAGCCCTTTCTTTAAAAACAGTATAACTATACTCTTGCGTCCATTTATTTCTAATATTATTTAAAAAAAAGGATAAAGGAGGATTTTTAATTTCATATAAATAGCGTTTATTTGTTTGTATATCCCTTACAAACAACCTATCCTTTAACATAACAATTCTTTCAATTCTATAAAATCTTTCTTCTACTATTTCCTTTTTCATTAATATAGCACTATCAACATCCATACCTTTACTTATTAATTTTTGTATTTCCTCTAATGTGTAATCAATTTTAGATTTAATAACTTCCTTCATAACAGGATAATATTTTTCTAAAAATGTAGTATATATATTATGAATAAAATCTTTTAAATCAACTGTTATGTCAAAATTAAAAGTTAATATATCACTTGTTTTTTTTTCTTTAAATACAACCGATATTGGAGTTATAACCATATCAAATTGACAAGGACTTTTTTTAAGAAAACTAGCCATTTTCTTTTTAAATAATTCTATATAATCATCGTAATTTATTAAATCTTTATTTTTTAACATTTTGTATTCCATAGTATGTTATGATTTTTATTAAAAATATTAAAATCTATTAAATTTTTTATCATTCTAATAAATACCTTTACAAAAGTTTAACAACATTTCTGTTGTCCTTATTTTGACAGGGTTAAACAGAACCCTACTATTAATTATCTTCTGTATAAATTCAGAAGAATCATCAATTACTTTTCTTAATATATTTAATGCTCCATTTACATCAGCATTAATTAATCGACCAATAGATGATTGAAACAATCCTCTTTTAATTCTTTTACCTAAATAATTTTCGTGTTTACATATTTTTTCTAAAGCTAATCCATCACATTTAGAAGTATAAGATTCTTCCGTTTTAATAAATTTAATTCCAACTAAATTACATTTATATTCCAAATAGGTTAATAATTGACTATAAGGTATTTGCACAAAATTTTGATTATTTCGTTTACCAATATTAATGGAAGTTTTCCAATTAACATTATAGCCCACCACTAAATTTCCTATTTTGTTTATTAAACAATAATTTATTATTGATCTACTAACTTTATGAAAATAATCCTTTATAAAATATTTTCTATCACATTCTAATCTCCTTAATTTATTATAATTTAAATTTATTCCTTTTTTCTTATCTTTTATACTTTTTAATTTTG